GTTGTGTATGTTCATCTATCTGATTGTCAACCACGAGACTGGGAAGTACTATGTCGGTCAGCATAAGGGGAACAACCTAAAAAAATACCTACAGCAGAAGTTTCATCACGCTCAAAAGGGAATCTCCAGTCGTTCCCGTCTTTATAACTCCATGCGTAAGCATCCCCTTCCCTCTTCTTGGTCCATACACGCCCTCCGGGCCGACATCCAAACAAAATCCGAATTAGACGAGACGGAGCGGGACTTCATCAAATTTCTTAGGGCAACTGACCCTGAATATGGCTACAACATATGCCGGAGAGGGGAGGGGTTCACGGGGCCGCACGGACCTGCGGCGAGAGCCAAGGTGACCGAAGCTCTGAAACAAAGATGGGCGCAACCGAACTTCCGGGAACACTGGAGTGAGATTATGAAAGGGCATCCTACATCACAAGAGACTATCGACAAGATTAAGGCTGCCCGTGTCTTGCAGGACGAAGCACCACGGGCCGAAGGCTGTAGGAAGTATGCGGCAGAGCACCCCAAAGAAATGTCAGCACGCCTGTCCCACGAGGCCCACATACTGGGGGGCAGGGCTGGAACACGGGAAGCCAAGCAAAGGGCCGCCAAAATCAGCATTGAAAGAAACAGCCGTAGGAAAGCCCAACATGTTCGCTGGCATGTCAACCGAGGGTTGATTAACCCAGAATGTTTACTTTGTAAACCATCTTTGTAGGAGGAATATGCTCCATATCCTCGGAGATAACGGTGATAACCCTCAGATATCAATGACGGGGCGGCCGGACGGGACTTGGCGCATCATTATCACGGGCGTGAAAGACGCTCTCATCCTACCCAGTGGGCAAGACTTCTGCCCTGATTCGGATGAGCCGGTAAAATGCCCTTATTGTAAGAAACCGAGGTAGGACTTGAAGCGAATCATCTTTCTTCGTCATCCTCAGACGGCCTACAACATGGAGCCAATTCGGCTCCGGGGGGCGCTTGACATCCCTCTGTCCCCGGCTGGATTCGCTCAGATACCACTGATAGTTGAAAAATTAAGGGGTCAATACTGCTGCATCAAACAGGTGTATTCCAGCCCATTGGAGCGGGCTTCCATATTGGCAACCACTGTAGCCCATGAGTATGGGTTAAAGGTAGATAAACTAGACGGCCTCAAAAGCCGAGACTACGGCATTATGAATGGCAAACCTGTAGATGAAGTAAAGGATGTACTGGGAATCCTTGCTACGGGAGCGGGCCGGGATTTGTTCCCCAAGGGTGGGGAATCCATGAACACTTTCCTCGAAAAGTTGATAGAAGCCATTAAGCAAATCATTTATCAAGCTCCCGAGGATGGGGAGGTTCTAGTCTGCACTCACCTCCAGAACATCATGCTGGGGACGAAGTGGTTATTCAATGGATTGCCGGAAATATCCGACTTCACATTCACTTACAGTGAGGCGAATGAAATACCACCGGGTGAGTGGATAGAGGTGAAAAGGGATTGGGTGGTGGTGAAGAATGATTAGCGAATTACTGGTCATCAATTCGAGTTATGTTGGCAGCCGGGACCTGTGGTGGGTGGACGACCCCGAGGCAACGAGGGGCTATAATATCTACCGGGCCTACGACCATCCAAGCAATTGGAAAAAGCTCAATAAGGGAACATGGCGGGGACACTTCTGGAGAGACCAAGCTTACCTTGAAAAGGTGGAGTTCATTGTACGCCCGCAGGACTGGGTAGAACAGGGAGAGTTGGGCCGCTGGGCTTTCAAGCTCCCAGAGATCCCCTATTCCAACATTGTGGCGACTCGTCCCATGGTAGCCAACAACCCTGATGACATAAAGATTGTCCTCACCGACATGTTTAACAATAAGAGTGAGATACGTCCCACAGAGGTACGGGCACTAGACCAGACCGTCTGGTTCCCTATGGACAACACTCTTGCCAAGGGTGGAGCGGTGTCGGATACAGCGGTGGTTTCCACGGATAACGTCGTCGTCGCCAACTATGCTGGCATTCAGGAAGTAAAGGCATTTTTCAAGAGGCTAGCCAACTACGTGGACATCTACACCTCGCTGGCACGGCAATTCTACACGGTAGTAGGGGTGGGTGATGGCGGAGAAATCCACAAGCCCGGAGCACCAGCCGCTCCCGTTGTGAATACCCAAGAAGTAGACCAGATTACTTGGGAATACAAAGAAATGGTAAACCGCAACCACTGGGTTTTTGAACAGGTGGGCGAACCCGCTTATATAATGTTTCGCCGGACCCGTGGAGAACCTTGCGGCTGCGGGCGCCCCGAGGCGGGAATGGGTACTCCCCGTCACGGATGCAAAGTTTGCTTTGAAACCGGGGTCGTCGGAGGTTACTACGGTCCCTATGACTTTCTCTACGTCCCCCCTGACACGGCGCTTGTCCGTGAACTGGACGAAGGCGGGGGTATCAAAGCGACCCGTGAATCGAAAAGTTACCTGACCAATACCCCCATTGTACAGGATGGTGACCTCATCATTCGCCGGACTGGGGAACGTCTGGTCATTCACGGCGTCACTTACAAACAACCGAGAGGCATACTCCTCCAACAGGACTTCGGCGTTCAATTACTGACCGAGGGTGACACCCGTTATCTCATTCCCATCAACACCGGCCTGCCGACACTTTACAACCCCATCTATCGGGATAACCCGGACCAAGGCATCGACCCGCTCCACCTTAAGGGTGATGGAGAACCTATCGTGAATATCCGGGAGCAACCGGATAAGCCTTTCGAGAACACTATTGAACCCCCGGTAGGGAGGACCGTCACGTTTGGGAGGATACAAAATTAGAAAGTAAAAAACGAACTTTCCAAAGCACTTATAGGAGGAAGGTTCATGTTCATTTATCTTATTGTCAATCACGAAACCGGGAAGTACTACGTTGGACAGCACAAAGGGGATAACCTTAAAGCCTACTTGCAGCGTAAATTTTCCGCCGCAAAACACAATGAGGGTAAGGGGGGTTCTTATTTATTCGCCTCTATGCGTAAACATCCCCTTTCCTCCTCTTGGTCCATTCATGCCCTTCGTTCGGATATCCAAACAAAAGAAGAGCTTAACGAAACCGAGAGGGATTTTATCAAATTTCTGCGGTCACAAGACCCCGAGTATGGGTACAACATTTGTAAGGGTGGGGAAGGACATACAGGACCGTTATCTCAAGAAACTCGTCAAAAAATATCTACTCACCACAAACAAATGTGGACTAACCCTGAAATAAAACAACATTTCTTAACACAAATGATAGTGGGGCATAGGAATAGTTCATCGTGGCATACCCCGGAAGGTCTTGAAAAAATTAAACAGGCAATTGCTGGATTAAAACGCACGCCTGAGACATGTAATAAAATACGGATTAAACGTCTGCTACAGCCAGACCCCCGGCGTGGGAAACATCATTCAGAGAAAACGAAAAAACGTATTAGCGAGGTCAAAAAAGGTACCCCAAGTTCCTTCCGTGGAAAACACCATAGTGATGAGTCAAAAGAGAAAAACCGAAAAGCCCATTTAATAAATCTGCAAGGACAAGATTTTGGAAACGTAATTCCCATGTCTTTAGTAGCGTCTAATCCCCAATCCAAGTGGGCGGTTAAATGCATTGTTTGCGGGTCCGAGGGAATAGTGAGGGGGGATAGAATCAGAAGTGGTGATTCCGCTTTCATGAGAGCACACTCTGGGATACATGAAGTCTCGAATAGGGGGATACAAAACTAATGTACCTCTACCATTGCACCTCCACTGACCGAGTAGTAAGCATCCAGCATAAAGGGCTACAGCCTTCAATGGACCCACATTGGGGAGGAGACTTGGGAGATACTTCTCTGGGTAAAGTGTTCTTTGCTGATAACCCCCAGCACGCCTACTATTACGGTGAGATTGTCTTTCGTGACACCTTACAGTTAGAGGGAGCAGCGGGCGCTCCCATCCTGTTAAGAGTAAGAAACCTCCAAGGTATGGTACAGGACAAGCAAGATACCCACTCATTCTATGCCGAGAGGGTAATTCCCCCGCAAACCATTGAGATAATGTGGCATGGGTGGAAACCTATAAAGAGCGCCGGGGGATATTGGGATGAGATGGAGTACCGCCTCAATGACGATGAGAACGTTTATGAAGACTGGGAAGGTACCCCATTCGACAGTATAGAGGAAGTCTTGGCGGATGCCAAGGCGTCCATTCTAGCACCGGCTAAATCTGGAACTCTTAAAAGAGGGGACCGTATGCCAGATAAGACCAAACCCACTGTATGTTTTGTCCGCCACGGGCACACCCCCTATAACTCCTCTACCGGGGATTCCATGGATAGCCGCATCCGGGGATTCACCAATGTGCCCTTAGATGAGATTGGAAAACAACAGGCAGGGAAAACGGCCAAAAAATTTAAGGGTATGGATATAAAGGAGATATACTCCTCCGACCTTGACCGTGCCGCTTATACAGCAAATGAAATAAAGAAGGTCACGGGGGCTAAACTCTACCTCATCCCCAACTTACGACCGTGGGACCTCGGAGATTGGGCTGGAGATACGGTCCGAGAACATATTGAGGAACTCGAACTCCTCCAGAAAAATATCGACCAAGCCGCTCCCGGAGGCAAGCCCTTCCGGGAGTTCTATGACCGGGCGGTCAGCATTGTCAAGTGGCTACAGGAGAGAGCCATAAAGCTTAACGGGAGGATAGTTGCTGTCACTCACTCCCGGTTTTTGAACTCCCTGCCCTGCATCATTTCCGAGGGTGACCCTACTACCGTACCTCTGGCTGGGGGAGCCGCCACTGGGCAAGTCATTGAAATTGAAAAGGTTGACGGAAATTGGGCTATGCGAACCCTTGATGACGAGATTCAAGAAGTGGAAGAACAGAAGGCAAAATCCAAAGAAGGCGACTATACAAGCCATAAGAGAGGAACGCCCATGGGAATTTCTACGAAAGCAAGCGATTTGGCGGCATTGGTATCAAAAACCGCCCAAGTATTGTGCGAGGGGGACCACCCCAACGCCGATTCCGACCTACAAGCCATGGTGGGCGACCCCACGGATGTCCGTACTTCCACCTTTGCCCAGTTCCACCCCAATCCGGGGACCATGCAGCTTCCCAATCCTCTCAGCCCTATCGAGGGAGACGAGATTTTCTTCGCCTATATGCTGCCGGGGGCCGTATTCCAAGCTCATGATGGCAGCGAGTGGAACATCCTGTTTTATGACGGGGCCGACTCCATTCAGATTGAGAACCGCTGGTACCCAAGGATTTCATGGTTTGTGTCCATCGGAGATATCCGGCGCAGCATTCACCAGTGGATTGAACCCATCACTCAGACCGTTCCGCCTCCGCCGCCCGGCGTCGATTACAGCGCCCTGCCGGTCAAGGTCATGGACAAGGAAGACAACATCGGAAGTGCTGATGCACTGACCGATGACAAGGTCAGCGGCGGAAGTAGCTGGTAAATTTTGGCGGAGAGTCAGTGAAACAGTAGGAGGAAACATGGTAATCACCTCAGCAGTAGTCGGTTTGGCAATCAGCCACGTCGTAGCCATCGTCGTTGGATGGTGGGCAAAGGCCAAGGCCGTAGCCACGGCAGAAGCCGCCAAGGTTAAGCCGGAAGCCGAGAAGGTTCTCGCCGCAGTCAAGGCAGAACTTGCCAAGGCAGAAGCCGTTGCCGAGACGGATGCGAAAAAGGTTATCGCCGCCATCAAAGCAAAGCTGTAACCAACCGGGGGTTCCCGCCTATCATGCCTGTTCAGTGGCTTGGTAACTGAAACGCCTATCGAGTTCTTTGTAGGGAGCATTTATGCTTGACTTGACGGGCGGGAATCTCGTCGCTTATCTCCGCAGAGTTATCGAAGACGCCGTAAACCGGTCCCCCCGGTTCCGGTACACCCTTGGAGAAGTCTCTTCTCAGTACAACAACCTCATTCAATGGAAGGACGCTCAAATCAGCATCAAGAACGTCACCTCCACCGGCAACCGCCTCTCTCCTGACTACTTCATGTGCAAGAACTACGGGCGGGCAATTCTTGCCAAAATCCAGAGCAAAGAGGGGGGATTCATTGAGTGGGTGCAAGAGGTGGATTCCACCCGGCAGACGCCCGCAGCCGGGGTATACTATTTCAATGTGGATGAGGTCAATGAGCAGACACGGGACGTAGACCTAACCATCCAGAAATACACATGGCAAGAGGGTAAGGTTGTCAACGCCCAAGGCTCCATCGTCTACTTCGCCCCCCAAATTGACGGCACTACGGTCTCAGGGTATGTCTCAGGCAGGGGAAGCCCCCCAACGCCTCTGGAAACGGCTGTAAACGACGGCACGTGGCAAACTACGCTCGTTTCTCCTCCTGTGCCGGTAGATTTGCTCCTCGCCCCGCATTTTGGCTATTTGCTGACCGATACCCCAGCCGGGTTGGTCCTCTTCGCCGGGTCCCCACCCGTCCAGCTTACTCCCCTGTTGGATTACTGGTATCAACAGACCGTCCAGCAAGTGGTATGCCAAAGTACCGTGGGAGGACAAGAAGTCGTTGGCATTCCGCTGGGCCTTGTGGACGTTCCGGGAGGCGGAAGCCCGCCGCAGATGGTTCAGACCCTCCTCTCCTTCACGCTTACGGACCAGAACGGCTACGAACTTATCAAAGGGAAGGATTACACCTACTTTGCCAGCAATGATTGGCTGGAACTCTCTCCGTACACGCCGCCCGGAATGACCATTACGGCAAACATGGTCGTTAAGGTTGACCCCACGGGCGTACCGGGGACCAACCCGGAGAATATCCTACAGACGCAAGTGACGGAGGGAAACAGTCTAGCACCGGGGCAGGTATTCGTACAGACCTCTCTCGGAAACTACACGTCACTCGTACCCAATACGGATGGGACTTGTACCTTGCCCACTCTTCTCTTGCCGGGGGAATGGTGCCGCTGGGAAGTTCGAGTAGATACAGGAAGAACAAAGGCCCGAGCCAAAAAGTACAACCTCAATGAGAATGTCCTCCCCGGCCTGCGGATAGCTATCGGTGACAACGTTCTCAAGGATGACCAAGTGGCTATCATCGTGCAGCCCTACACCGCCGAGACCTATGAGGTATACGGGAGCAAGGAGAACCTGACCTTCACCGTGGACTGCCGGGCAAATGACCTCCAGACCGCCTCCGACCTCAGCGAGTTGCTCCGCCGAGAGCTTCTCATCATGCGCCGGACGAATATGGAGGCAGACGGCATCACCTTGTTTGAAGCCAGCCGGTCGTATGTGGGATTGCAGCGTGACCTCAGCGGCACCGCTCCACAGTTTGTCTACAGTCTGACTGTTTCCGCTATGGCAGATTGGAAAGTGTTTGTACCACTGGTCACCCGGCTGGTCACCTTGGAAATAACCAGCACCGCCACGGTGTCATCCTACGGTCCGGGTATATCGCTTACGCCCCGAGTCAAAGTGTTTGGCAACACCAAGTTCTTAGAATCTTACACGTAACCGGTCAATCTTCAATTCCATCCGCCCGTTCGCCGGTATTGACAATGACCTGTACCAGCCTCATTTCTTCGACCACTCCCACCGCAAGTTACTGCCGTCGTATTTCTCAAAAGCGAGGCAGGGACTCCCGAGGGGAGCATGGGCTGACCCGGCGATTTCGGGGTAGTGTTTCATGCGTATATACCGCAGTACTCTGCGTCAGGATGCTCTTTGCAATATGGGCATGGGTCCACATGTATGCGGCTCAAGACCCGTGCGTAATACTCAATGTAAGGCTCCTCGTATCTTCCCGTCATGGGGCGACCGCACTTTGCACAATACATGTCAACTTCTAAAGAGATGGTCCCCGCACTGCTCGTAATAGTCATACTACCCTCACTTGTTAAAGCCCGGATGCGAGACGCCTTCACTGGACTTCGGCTTAATCTTCATTCCCTTTAGCCGTTCGATGGTTTCGTCAAATGGCCGGTCAAGGCATTGCGTAGCGACCACGAACTCCCGCAGGTGGGCAATGCTGAGGTCGTTGGTTTCCTTCGCCCAACCGGCTATTTGCTCTTTCGTGAATTTCTCTCCGATGGCACGGGTCAGATACATGCGTCGGGCCGACTCGTCCGGCATAGGGACCTTTATCACTTCGTCAAAGCGGCTCGGGCGGTTGACGATACGAGGCCCGAGGTTCTCAGGGTAGTTCGTCGTGGCGATATGCACCACGTTGTTTACCTGATGCTCACCGTCCAGAAAGCTGAGCAAATCGTGTTCGCCCCGGTGCTCAATCACTTCCTCAATATCTTCCATGATGACGATAAGCGGGCGGTCCGGCTCTATCCGGCGAAGGACCCGCAGAGCGTTGATTGCCATGCCCGGATGCTGGCAGATGATGACAATACCGCCCCGCTTGATGAGCTTTTCAATAAGCAGAGCGACCGTCGCCGTCTTACCCGACCCGGCGTTGCCCCACAGGAGGATACCCCGCTTGAACAGGATGCCCATAGCGGAGAACTTCTCCTTGGAGTCCCAAAAGGTTTCGATGGAGTTGATGACCTGTTGAGTGACCGTCTCCCCAAGGTCATAAAGGGTGTCAGTCATTGGCTTGGACTTGAGGAAGTATATCCTCCCGTCGCTGTCCTGAGAGAGGTTGTAGACCCCCGGAGGAAGCGTATCAGTGGTCTTGGAGGAGGCGGAAAAGCTACCGTTAGGATGCACCTGCCACTGGCAGACGTTCATGGTGATGACATCATCGGATTCGTCGCTCCCCGTGGGACCTTGGGCGCTAGTCTTATTTCCACGGGGAACACCTTGGTCTGAATCCCTTGCTGCCTTATCGTTCATCCTACCTTGCAGTTCCGCCCAATCGTCGGATGCTGACATATTTTCTCCCTCACATTTCGGCATTAGTCATCTTCCCGGTTGTAGCGGTCATAACCGCTGGAGATTTCCCGGACTTCGTCAAGGGTCTGGTGCCGCTTAATTACCCCATCTTCAAATACTGTCTCCAGCTTATCTTCGTGGCCTGTGGCGAGCTTCATATCGTATTCCTGCTCCACAGTCTCGAATTCCCCATCCGACAGTTCCAAGAGGGAGAACCTGCCGCCGATGGATGCCTTGGACGGGTCGGTCTTAACCGTCTTGTGAACATCCTCCCACCGACCGTCCCGGCAGATAGCGGAGCATTTGATGGCGAACCGCATGGTATCACGGTTCTGCTGTTGAAGCAAAGCACCGCCCATGCCGTAGCCCCAGTTGTCCATGGACCACCCGGCCCGTGTCAGGTGACTGTTGATGCGGCAGATGTTCTGGTAGTTGACTCCGTCGCCTTGGATGACCCGGACCTGCTTGGGCAGGACCTTCCAACCCTTAGCGTTTGTCTCGAAGCCAAACTTCTCGGCAATGGCGTTGAACATGTCTTCAATGACGACACAGGGGTCACCGCTATCCGGGCGCAGGACCACCACGCCGTCACGCCGCAGAATTGTTTCCCGCAACTTGCCGCCGAAGATGTTAGCAACGGCGTTGTGGGTGTCGTAGCTGTCTACCACGAGCGCCACGAGGCCAGCCGGGACCTTCTCCAGCATGTTGGCATAAGCCTCAGCCTCGGCATCCTCACCCCACGAAGTAACGGTGGAGTGCTCCATCGCCGGGATGGAGAAACCGGCGCAGGGGCAATCGTAGAACTGCTCCAGAAGCGAAAGAGCCGCCATGGTGTCGGTGCCCATGAAATTGACAAGGTGGGCAGCCCCGCCGATAGCAGCGGTCTCCTGAGAGCTAACGCCCCTGTATCCGAAGTCGTGCAACTTGAAACCGAGTCCAGCCGGGTCACCGGTACGCACAAGGTCCCTGCCGATGGTCTGCTTGATTTCAAATGACAGGGTCCCAACCGTGATGGGATACCACACTTGCAGGAGTTGGGTTTCCGCCCAGTTGGTCAGCCACGGGAATTCCTTGTCGGTGTTTTCGATGGTCATCAACACGTTCTTGATGGGAACCACGGTACCCTCTTTAACCGCACGAATGCGCAGGGGCAACTTGCCGCCATGCTTTTCCAGCAACCGCATCCAGCCGTTGAAGTTGAATACTTCATCGTTGCCGAAATGCCGGTGACAAATGCGGGCAGCTTCGTGGACATCTTTCTTGGTGAACACCTTGCCCTCGAAGTATGCGGCGAGGATGTATTGCAGCCCGGAGAACAATGTGTGCTGCCAGAAACCACCCCGGCTCATGAGGTAGCTGTACACATATTCCGCATCCGAAGGATACTGAAACCAGTGCGACAGCTTGTAGCTGTCTGTCCTTAAAATGGGGTTAAGCTTGAGTGCTTTGGGCATGTGTGTTCTCCTTTTTGGTAAGATGTTGTTGCAGCATCTCGAAGAGAGGACGATGCTCCTTCTCAAAATCCTCCACAGTCAATTTGCTTATGTCAAACCACTGCGCTTGGGAAAGGTCATCGCTGCCCTTCCCGCCCATAGTCATACTGTACGCCATGAAGAAGACGGTCTTGAAGCCCTCAGATGGCTCCGAGCGCCAGCGCCAGCTATCGACCTTGCGGGAGCCGACATATTCAAGGTCTTGGATGTCCAGACCCGTCTCCTCGAACGCTTCCTTCTTGGCATCAGCCTCGAAGGTTGGCGTGCTGAATATTGCGTGCCCGCCCGGAAAACGCCAGAACGTGTCATCTGGCTTCTTGCCGAGGAGAAGCATCAAACCCTTCTCCGCCTTGTGCAGGATAGCAATGTCCACCACGGTGACAAGCCGGGGCCACAGTTGGTTCATGGCGTAGATGACACCCGCCCGGAAAAATGGCGACTCCATGACATTGTTGGTCAGCTTGGCACGGATATCCGTGCTGGTAAGGGACGCCGGGACCTCTATCTCCAGTTCCTTGACCTTGTGCTTCCCGTGATAGAAGGGAGCGAATGAGTCCCTACTACCGTATAATACCACTTCGTGGGGAACTTCTCCCACGGCTTCGGAGATGCGCTCATCCAAACTGTCTGACCACTGTTCGTCGGTCTTGCAGTCCCGCAGGGGCAATACGGTGAACTCGGGGAACTTCGCCTGAATCATTTTCTTCCGAGTCTCGAAGTCTAACGGGTCGTGCCGGGTCGGACCGACCTTATTGCAGCCAAGGAATACGATAACCCGCTGGTGACGCCCACGCACAATACGAAAAATTTCAAGGTGCCCGTCATGGAGTTCGTGAACTTGGAACCGGCCAACTAAAACACCAAATGATGGTTTGGTCATGATACCCTCCTGTATCGTTCCCCCAACTCATATCGTTCAATTAATTCAATGCACTGTCCCTGTTCCGTCCACTCTCTAGAAAACTTACTGATTAAACTGAACAACTCTTTAACAGACAAATCGGATGTTACTCTTTTCCTACAATTTTCGGAGTGTGTGACATACCGGCAATTTGCTGGATGCCTTACTATCTCCGGGAAAACCCCAAGAGCATATGCCTGTTTTCGAGACAGCCTATGGTCTCGTACCAACCCAGTCTTATTCTTAACTGGATGAAATATACCCAACTCAGAAACTCGTCTCTTTGTCTCTATTGGCTGAAATTGTAGCAAGTTAGCCCCATTAACCCAATTCGATAATTTCCGGTATAGAGCAAAATCAGACAAGTTTTCTAGCGGCGTCCAATTGCCGTGTTCCTCATTTACTTTTCTTACACGTTTACGATATTCATCAGTAAACTTCTCCCTTGATTTAGTACCAATCTTTCTCTTGGATTTTTCTGAGCAAGGGTGTGATATTCCTTTATGGCCCTCACTTAGCCGTTGTAACCATACGTTGCCAAAAACCCTTCCTCGGTTTGCTGTTCCCGCCCCCCATCGTTCTCTTGGGTTTAGCATACGTAGCGAAACCTGTTTAGAAATAAGTTTCTTTGTATGTTTAGACACTTTGTTTCCATAGTTGGGGTTACCGGTCCCTGAAAAGTCCCTACTCCTTTTTAGGTCCGAGCATTTCCTGCTACAGACTATACGAGGCATTTCATGCCCTGATATCAAAAATCTCGTGGAACATTCACTACACACCTGTAAGAACTGGTGCCGTTTCTTTTTCCCTTGAAACCCCTCATTTCGTTTTAAGCATGTTCCTCGAATCTCATTATTTCCCACCCCTGTCTTGCAATGAAAGCACATTAACACGATTTTATCCTCCTATTAAAGGAGTTGAAAGTCATGTTTATTGTGCTAGTCATGAGACGGATTTATACTGCAATTCCCTTTTTGGCTTTCATTACGATATCATCATATGCGGTGAATGGGCACAGAGAAGCGTTTAAGCTAAAACTGGACTTGTCAAATTCTACCGTAAGGATGCGTATTCTGTTTTCCATGCGGAAGACCCGAACATGTTGCCATGGCTCGTCCTGCACCTCCAAAAACTCGCAGTAAAAGTACGCCTGCATCTCGTGCGTCCAGTTATCGAGCAATACTCTTATCTCGGTCTGGAGCATACTGGTGACCGCTCTACCCATCAAGGGTCTGAATCGCTCCATCAAGTTCTGCTGGAGGTCAGCGTCCGAAAGTGAGTCATAGTCGCTCATAGATTATAGAAATCTTCCTTCAACTGACGCACAAACTCAGCGACCGGCGGGGCGGGTGATTCCACGGGGATTCCACTGCTCCCAACACAGCCCAGCCTCAATCAGGTCATACGTGTGGATAATCTTGGCACCGGGGATGGGCTGACCATCCGGCCCACCGGGGAGGCATGTTAAGCCCTTGACGGTCAACAGTGTCGATGCTGATTTGCTTACCCGTGGAGAAATAAAGGTCCCAATCTACGTCATAGCTGTGTTCGTAGCAGGTTGAGCAATGTTCCTCGGAATGACCATCCTTGTCGGTGGTGGTATAACAGTTGCACTTGTAGGAGTGACGGCAGGAAACTTCCTCCCGCTGTTTTTGAGTGATGGACCCGCTCCAAATCTCTGTGTCGCTCGTGACGTCGTAGAACTCCAGTGCCAGCCCGGCACCGGTGATAATAGCGCAGGCAACAAGGGTGCAGATAGCCTCACCGAGACCATGACTCTCCACAAGGATTCCTTGCTTGTGAAGAAGGTAAGCAATGAGACAAAAGATGATGGGTAAAAGCATTAACGGGAAAAAATACATGCGGCCTCCCTATGACCGTTTCTTGCGGAGTTCCCGAGCACGTTCCCGCTTGCTGCGCTCTTCGTAGTCTTTCTGGTTATCGGCTCCCAACTGCATGGAGGACAGGATGATGTCGCAAATTGCGCTACGAAACTCTCCCTTGCCGATGGCGATGCACGCATGTCCTGTCCAAAATTCGACCAACTCATTGGTGGTCATGTCTTTAAGTTCCTTCATCATTTCCTCCCGCAGAGTACCACTCCTCGAATCCGTCCACTTATTGTGGGATGAAGGACTCGGGTGGGTCAGGCTTCTTAATGACCTTCCCCGTGTCTCTTGCCCAATCCTGAAGGTCTTGAATCGTAAACCACCCGGAATTGTACTTGCTCTGTTCAAACGGGTTGAGCCAGACAACAAGCTCTCCACTCTTATTATACCTCGGTGAGAGAGCAAAAAATCCCTTTTTCTTTTTCCGTAGCAAACTTTCTATACGGGTCCGCTTGAACTCCCGGCGAACCCTGTTGTCCAGACGGTCTGTATTCACCCACGCCTTCTTCACCGCCTTGGGCATCTGACTGATAATAATGAAAGCGAGACTGGAGCCCTGAGCCCACCCGGAGGAGAGTCGGGCAATGGCGATGTCCTTGCGCAAGAAGGCTTCGTAGACCTGCTTGAGCCGCACAATCTCCATCTTGTCATCGGAGGTAATACAGAAGGACTCCTCATCCCACGCAGCGTACATGCCTTTGCGGTTGGTCAGCCCAAGAGTTTTCCAGTAGCGTATTTCCACCGGCTCACGCTCTTCAAGCCAAAGGGATACAGAATCGGGAAGAAGAATCCCTTGACGATGCCTGCATTTGACCCACATGAGGCCCTCTGCGACCTTGATAATCTTGCGGCGGTTCATGCCGAGAAACCGGGTGTCTGATGTGACCCCGAAACGGTCCAGCAACTTGGCAATACCCCACTCGTGCTCGGCGCAGAAATCATAGCCGAGAATGGCACCCCACACCCGCCCATGTTCCGTGGGAATGCTAACATCGAAGTATCCGGTTCTCATATCAACTCCTTGCTTGGGTGAAATGACCCTTTCCTCGGTTGGGGCGTTTCTGCTGGAGCACCGGGTGCTCAGTGATAAATGCCCAATGCGGGTTGGCTTCCAAAAGTTCGTGATAAAAATCCTGCATTTCCATGAAGTCACCCTTGGTGTTTCCCGGATGAACCCCCGGACGCATCCGGTCCGAAGCCTGCTTGTAAAGTCCCTTTAACCGCTTCCGGCTAATCGGAAGGATTACACGGAAGTACTTCCACGCTCGGGCTTCCGCCCGGCGCTGGTCAAGTTCTTTCATATTAAACTCCTTGCCTCAATGCCGTAGCAGAGGCTAATCTTCCATTGAAATTTGGTGTCTTACCAACCAGCCGTCAGGTTCCTTCCCAAACGACGGGCATCTGCGAGCAAGTAAGGAAGCATTTCTAAACGCACACGCTCATACCTTGCCTTGCGCTCTTCTTCGGTTTCTTGGGGAGCTATCCCCATTTTACTCAGAAACTCAAGGTCTTGCGTGGTCATTTCCATACTTCCCTCCACCTACAGTATACCACGGGAAAGGGAATTTATGCAGATAAAAGTGCAAGAGCGGCGTAGTACATGAGAATTAAATGCATGGTGTTGTCCGCCGCCGCATAAACCAACCCGGTGAATGCCGCCCGGAGAGCATGGTAGTTAGAGACCTGCTCGAACTTGACGGGGATGCCCTCCTTACCATGCTCCAAAAACTCTTCAAGAGACCGCCCTCGTATCAATTTAAGCCACTTGTCCGCCAATCCATAGCGGTCAATATAGAAGTGACTGACAAAAACCCAAAGCGGCCATAAAACAAAACGAATAAAGGGGTCCAACCCAATGAACAGGGGAAACGTCGTCGCCGTAACTGCCAAGGTATAGAGAAGGCAGTGAACAGCACATTTGAAGTGACTGGAGCTCTTGTTCATCGCCATCCACTTATTCTGGAGAAGATAATCCCCAATCAAATGCCCGAGAAATATCGGGGCAAACGGGTCGGAAGAACTCATAAACCCCCTATTCGTCAAGTCGTGAGATTTCGCTGGTGGTGCGCAACAGCGCCCGGAGACCCTTAGCGTGCTTGCAGGGGGTCTTGACGCCGGTCAAAACCAATCCGAATTTGAAGGCACAGTCCGTGCAGGTGCAGATGATGTTTGCCGAACCGTTCCCCCAGCCCGCCTTCCGGGTCTTGACTGCTTGCAGCATGTACCCGGCCTCGGGGTCGGTCAACGATGGGGTAACGAACGTTCTGACCGCCACGCCATCGGGAAGCTGAGCGGTGATGCGCTGCGGGGTACCAATTTCCAGATAATCACCCGGCATTAGACCGGGGTATTGCTTGATGATGGATGCCATACATCCTCCTATAACACACAGTAATAAATACTGAACTTTTAAGGGTTTTTAATGCTTGCCACAGACACAGGGTAAACCACGGTTTATGTGCTGATGCTTGCAACGTGCCTTAAGATTCCCAGTATTGGCAACCGCTATTTTATCTCGCTGGGCTTTCGGCATCACATATCCTGTATGCGCTAAGGACATATTTCTCCTTATTTCGTCAGTATACACTCTTTCCCTTGCCATCTTAGCTATCCGCTGGCGCTCAGACTCGGGCATACCTTGCTCTATCTTTATCTTGGATAGGAGCCGTTTCTGTGCTTCAGACATTGGGCCTTTCTTCTTGCCCCGCTGAATATCCCCAATGAGCTTTCTGGTCTCCTTAGAATGATGCCAACCACCTGATGCTATCCGGCTAGTAATGGTTTTCCTACGCCGGTCCTCAGTCCACTTAGTACCCAAACAACTTCCCGCCTTCGGAAGAGTGTTATAGCCGTTTTTGTAACTACCATAAAAATCTAGCCAATGCTGCTCTCGGGCTATGAGGGTCTCCCGGACAGGCTCGCATTGTTCAATAACTACAAATTCCCACGCCTGTTTTCCGTACTTTCTCCACGCTCGGAGAAATTTCTGACCACTGTGGATTCCCCTGCTAAGCTCCTTAAGGTGGGTTGCTTTTCGTCTTTCAATGTGGACAGAGCTTCCGATGTACCACTTTTCTGTTATCGTATTTCTCCACCCGTAGACGCCGCTAGTCTTCATTCTTCTTCTACCTCTGTATTAGGAGTAGAAAGTTGATATTTACAAAACTCCGATTTCAGAAAGGAACCTAGAGGGTCGAACGGAGATTGTATTGGGTCCACGGAATTCCAATGCATGAACACAAATGTTCAAAACATCCTTTGCCCTCGTACAGGCCACGTATAGAAGCCTCCGCTCCTCCTCCCACTCGGTTGGAGTAGTACAAAAACGGTGGGGAATGCTGCCCTCAGTGACATTGGTGACATAGACCCGACGCCACTCTAACCCCTTGGCGCTGTGGATGGTACTGATGGTTACGGCCCCCTCTTCATCATCTTCATCGGTGGGGCGCTCCATGGCAAGCTGAAACACAAGGTCTTCGGCAGATAAACCGGTATCATTGACCAGACCTTCCACCAAAGAAACAAACCGGTCAATGTTCTCACACTTCGTCCGTGCCTTGCTGGCCTCCCGTGCATACTTCTGATTGATGTAATCCTTGTACCGAAAGAGGTTAATGATTTCCTCTAAAGCGGCCATTGGAGAAGAAAGGCGGCTCTTCACTTCCCCCATTGCCCGAGAGAACAAGTCAAGTTTATCATTGGTACCGCACGCCGCCAGCAGGTCGCCGCCGTGGTCGGCCTCCGCCCGGACTCGTATCTTTTCGATGGCTACATCCCCGACTCCCCGCTTGGGAGTGCTGATTGCCCGACTAAAAGCGGGGTAATCTTTGGGGTTGACCGCCAGACGGAAATAAGAAAGCAGGTCTTTGATTTCCTCGGTTTGAAGTAATCCCCTGCCGCCCCGGACGATATAAGGGATACGCAGGCGAACGAGCGCACCTTCTAGGTCCCGGACCTGGATGGCGCTACGCACGAGGATGGCATTATCCTTGTAGTCAATGTGCTTTCCCTTAACGCCATTGTCGTGTTGTATCTCCCGAGCGATGATGTTGGCGATTTCTCCCGGCGTGCTAGAACGAATGAGCCGGGCGGTGCCGGTCTCTACTTCCTTGTCCCCCTCCATTCCCCGGAACACTTGCATCTTGAGGGGAATGACCTCGGTCATCGTGGCATTGATGCGGTTGGATAACCGGATGATGGCGGGAAGGCTCCGGTGGTTGCGAGAGATACGATACAGGTCCGGTACATGCCCACGCCAGCCCTCACTAAACTCCTTGAGCAACCGTGGCTCTGCCCCCTGAAAGGCGTAGATAGAATTCCCAACCGGTACTTCATCAGCTACATATCTATGGTCTATCTCTACGTCAAGGGAGTACACTAACCCGGAGTAATTCTCGGAGATGACTGAAGTTATCGGAGAACTACCCCTGTCTTCCAGATGAGGCAATTCCATAACTTCAGGAATAAGGTTGGCTGCGACTATCTTGAAATATGGACTCCGTCCCCAATTCTGCCTGTTCTTTTCAGGCTTACTCCATATGGGGTATTCAAATAGAAGACCTTGGTCCTCCAGACACCTATACCCGCCACTGGGGTCAGACGCAGCAAATATCCGCTTCACCTGTTCGATGCTTTTTTCGGATAGTCCGTAATTTTCAAATTCGGTATGAGGTATGCCGTACCTAAGAGAAAATATCTGTTCTTGGGTCTCTGCTTCAATGTGGTCATCTGTAATTTTTAGCAACCACATCTTGTCGCATTTCTGAACCGCCGCCCTTCGGGCGAACAAGCTGACATTGCCAGACCCTTTGAGCGTAACCCTACCGACCCTAAATCCCCAGTCCTGTCGCCACATAAGATAGACTGCAAAAACTCTTCTCGTGGTCAAGGATGGAGAAAATCTAGCCCAGAACCAGTGATTGGGGGTAACTCTGGTTGTATTTCCCTTATAGGATACAGAAAGCATCCTTCCATTATACATACGGCTAGAAGTCTTTATCTTTCTTCCATCTAAAACCACAAACTGCTTCTTCTGCCCCCTTCTACAAACCCAAAACGGGCTCCAAGACACGACTCTGTTGCCATCACGAAGCTCGCTTATATCCTTTAACGTGACTTTTGCACCTGAAAGTTTGTATGCTCGCTTCTCAAGCACTCTTACCTTTGTTCCCGCAGGCTGACATTGGGCCAAATCTCCGACCATATACAGGTTTTGATTAGAGTCGGGTAGCAAGTTATTGACAAAAACATGCTGGGTCGGGCTGAGGTCTTGACTTTCATCGACCAAAACATGCCAAAACCGAGATTGGAGCTTCAGTTTCCATGCTGACTGCTCTGCTGCTCGTTTATTTACCAGTAACACCATGTCGTCAAAATCCACCATCCGGCACTTTTTCTTCTCTTCCTCGAAGCTGTACCAAATCTTGGTCTCCCAGTCTTCCAGAGCGTGATATCCGGCGTGGTGTTCAAGGGCCTCCTCATGCACTTCATCGGTGTAGTCGGCGGAGAATCCTATCCCCCGTGCCCGATGGTAGCCGAGCTTCTCAAGGAACCGATAGGGATTGTGTTCCTCCCCCGGTTCGGGCTTGCTCCGTTCGATGAGCTTCTTTACCATTTGAGATTGGTCATAGTCGTCCATCGGTGTGACCCTTCCCTCGAATCCGAAACCCTCGGGGTCTTTACGGATGGCATTCAAGGCAAGGCTGTGGATGGTACTGATGTGCGGTCTCTCGGTGGTAAGGTTATCGTCAGAGCCACAAACACGTCTCTCCAGTTCGGATGCCGCCTTCGAGGTAAAGGTTATGGCCGCAATCCGAAAAGGAGGCACCCCTTGAGTCATCAACCATCGCACTCTCTCTGTCAAGGTAGCGGTCTTACCAGAACCGGCACCAGCTATCAAACAAGCGGGACGCCCTATTGGATGAGCCACGGCTCTGATTTGCTCGTCAGTAAGTTGCACGGAACCTCACTTTGTTCGTAAACGTGACCTAAATGACTACCGAAATTATACTTAGGAGGAGCCTATGAGTAAAATGTGCGGCGTCTATTCAATCACTAATACTGAAAATGGAAAAAAGTACATCGGGTCAAGCGTCAACATCTACCATCGGTGGAGACTGCACCGCTGGAGGCTTGATAGGGGGGAACACCATTCCCCTCACCTTCAAAGTAGTTGGAAAAAACGAGGACCGAAAGCATTCAAGTTTGAGGTCCTGCTTGAATGCGACCGAGATTCACTTATAAAATACGAACAGGAATTCATAGACCGTTTTAATACCACCCAAAACGGGTACAACATCTGTCCTGTAGCGGGCAATTGTCTTGGGTTATCCCCATCTCCTGAGACCCGTGCCAAATTAGCAAAAGCTTGGAAAGGAAGGAAACATACCAAGGCCAGCAGGCGGTTGATGTCCTTGGCTACAAGAGGTGTGCCCAAATCTTATGCTCACAAGGCGGCGTTACGGGGACCCCGTGGTAAGCTGGAAAATATCCGTTTATCTAAACTGGGGGATAAGAATCCCAATTTTGGCAAGCCCCGTTCAGAGGAGACAAAACGAAAGATAGCTGAGGCACAAAGAGGTATTCCACGGAAGGGAAATTGTCTTCGATGGAACATCAACCGTGGGAAGTCCTGCACCTGTGGAAAGCATCTTTAGCTAGACATATTACGTTCACCAAAAAATATACCCTTGGGGTTACCGGTTTCTAATCTTGTCATTTCCTCTACGATTTTACTACTTACACTTTCAGATAATTGATTTGTAGATAAAGCATCCCGAAGAGCAAACCACGCTTGTCCTACCGGGGTTTTATCCCACAACCATTGACGATACGCTTCTACAGTTTTATGCCCTTTTCTACAGTTACAGGTTTTACAACAGGCTACCAAATTAGATAGTTGGTTTCCTCCTTCGGGGTTTTGATGGTCTCTAGTATAGTTATGACTCAAACTATTTGGGTCACAGATTAAGACTACGCCACAATACCAGCAACGTTCTTTACTCAATTGTAACGTTTCCAAGGACGAGGGGAACCTCATATTAAATCTTCTTGGAATATCCCTCTGTTTCCGATACTCATCGCAATAAGCGTCGTAGTTGGACATGTGTCCTCCTGCTACTTCACGTTACCCCTTGGTCCACGCCACTCAACATCCGTGTAGGTGGTTGCCTTGACCCTTTCAACCGCCCGGTCAAGGTTCCTTTGTTCTCGTTCCCTATCCTGTACACGCTTGCGCCAACGAAGTAAGTGTTTGATGACGACGATAATGAAACAACCCCCTGTGGTGTAAAGACACAGGGTCGTGATAGAGTTCAGGTCAATCATGCATCTCCTAATGCCACTTGGAATGCCAACGACGTTTGATGGGCGGCTTTTGTCCAAGGTGCTTGCAACGTTCCACACTTTCAAGAAACAGTTGCCACAGTTCCTTTTTCCGGCGCTTCGACAGGAGGTACTTTGCCATTCCCATTCTCCCAAGAGTTATAATACCCACGCATGGGGTGAGGTTGATTGAAAGTGTTGAACATCCACTTGTATGTTTTGTCTTGCAAGCTCTTATGCCACTTGCGGGGACTCTCTGTGGACTCGTCGGTGTTCTCCGCCTCGTGCATGTATTCTTTCAAGGTCCCCGAGAGCCGGGCGAGGGGGAGGAATATCCACCATGGAGTAATGACGAATGCCATCTTGTCGGCGAGAGCTAAAGCCGATACCGGGTGCTCCGTCTGCCGAGCATAATACCTAGAATGGAATAGACAGAACTCATACCATATTGGAGGATAGGTGGTCCAGAAATCGACACCCCCTTTCTTATCAAAGAGCCAGTGAGCCATCTGCGCCCCCAACTCCGGGTGGGTCCTACCCTCCTCCCCATCCATATTAGGCTTACCCCAATAGCCTAAATCATGGATAAAGAAGCACACCCAAAGTTTGAAGCTCTTGGGAAAGCCAAACAACTTCCACCATGCCCTCGCCAAAAACAAAGGGTGAAGTAGAAAGTGATGGTCCCCGAATAGCAGGCTTTTTGTGCCATTTCTCATAAGCTCTTCTACGCCGGAATGACGTACCCATCATTGATTTCCCGTGCTCGGGATAAATCAAGAGGGGCGGTCGGGTTGGGATTCTCCGGGTCGTAATGCCGGGGAGCGAATCCTCCGTTGCGGTCAAAGGACTGTAAAGCCGCAACAAGCAAAGTGGCCGCTTTGAGGACACCCTTACGTTGCTCTTCCGGTGTGGCTTTCATAGCCGCTGCCTCGCCAAGATAGATATTGGCGTAGGCAATCCAGTCATTCAGGGTGTTCTTATCGTCAAAGGCAGTGCCCCACGTATTTTCCTGATACACCCGTTCCTTAATCATGTCGGTGAGAATTCCGGCGAGGGCGGCGGTCTTCCCGTGCTGGCATCAATATGAACTGTCAACTCCATAGACTCCTCCTGCTGGATAATACTACTTTGCAGGGGAATCGAAGGCATCCGGGGCGAGAAATATCCGTTTGCCTATGGCGGTGAAGTAGGAATCAGGGTGGAGCTTTCGGTCCCGAAAGGTCTGCCAAGCGTAGCCGGTGTGACCGTTGATGGTCATTCCACCATAGTAGGCGGTGGTCCACTGGATACCAGCATCGGGGAATTTCATCATGACGTAGTAGATGCCGCTGTTACGAGCCGGTTCCTTGGTAGCACCGCTACTCTCGAAGAACACTTCGGCCTCGGTGTCCTTGCACCACTGCCAATACCGTTTGAACGGGTTCATGATTTTCCCTCTTTCCTGAACGTGAAGGTTGGCTCATAAGTCTCATTGTAGCCGGGTTTGTCGTACTCCACTTGCCAGCCCACCGCCCGGTAAATTTCCTCTACATCCAGCCAGTGGTTATCGTAGATGTTCCTGTCATAGATGCAGGCCCCAGCTTCCTCTGCTTTCTTGAGAATGGGGGTGACAACACTCCGCTGACCAACCACGGAATAAGTTCCGTTCCAGTTTTTGGCGATGAGTTCATTAAACGCCGCAATGACATAATCAGGGGTGATTTCCTGTTTCTTTCCAACAACTTCATGTGGTTTAATGGGCGATAGCATTATTCCTCCAGTATCCTCGGAAATCCCATAATCCTCGGCGCTGCACTTCCCACATGGCCTTGCGGGTAGCTTCTGCTTCGGAGCGCCCCCTTCTCAAAACACGAACGCCGCTATACCCCCCGGAATTACGGAGGTCAGGGTGGGGCATGATGGTGATTTCCGCATCCCAACGCCACGCCCAGTTTTCCCATGGACCCCAATGCCGTATTTCGAGTGCAAGGGTCCGCTCACCATCCCGAAGGTGGACCGTATGGACAGGAGTCCACGCAAATTTCTGTGCTACCTTCGTCTTAGTTCCCATGCTTTCACCATTGGCACGGTGACAGAGCCGCCGCAGGTCGGACACCCTATAGTTGCGTAATCCGGCTCCCGCTGACCATCACCCTCATGAATCTTAACGTCGGAAGGTAGGTAGCTCAAGAGCGACCGGCATTCCGTACATTCGACTTCCTTTGGTTCCGATTTAGGCGGAGCCTTAAGCACCCTGATTGCCATCTCTTTGCTCCTTTATTGCGGCCTCGTACTGCTTGCGGAGAGCGGTGTCGGCCTTCTGCCGGGCCTCCTCCGCCAGAGCTTCCTCATAAAGCGCCTTCGCCTTGGCGATGTGCTCTTCGGACTGCGGCACCCCGGCTGCGTTGACGCTGAGGAACAGCCACAGGATGTCCGCCTTGCCGACCTTGGTGGAATCCAGCATCACGTACTGCACATTGGTATCCTCGAACGCATGAACGTCAGCATTGGAAAGCTGGTAGAAGGTCTTGCCCTTGTAAGGGAAACGCCCCTCGATATACTCCCGGATGGAGACGATACGCTGCTTGCCGTCCACGATTTCCAGTCGGTACTCCGGGTAGGGATATTCCACAAAGACAAACTTGCCGATGTCGGTCCGATTGAAGATGGAGTCAATGAGCCGCTGCTTATCTTCGAGGGTCCACACGTATCCCCGCTGGTACTCCGGGTTGTCGATGTATCCCCGGCGATAGCCGGTCAGTATCATGCCATCCATGCCGGTGGTGACGTATTGGGCGTGGATGCGGGGGCGAGCAAAGTTGGTGTTCTCTTGCAGGCACTTGGGGGTAATCTGGTTCCACCAGACAATACGGGGTTTCCGACCGCAGTCAACCTCGTTCCCATAGACATGTTGAACGTCGTGGTAGGAGATGTGGTAACTCATCCCGTTATCAAAGATTTCCTCTATCCGGGCGTCCTTTAGACCACCGAGAATGACTTCCTCTCCCACCTTGTAGAGATAGGTGGGGTTCGGCGGCACAACCCAATCCTCACCTTGGGAATGCCAGTTGCGCTTTTCCCACGCCAGCCACTCGGCGTAAGTCTCGGGTTGCTTCTCTTTAGGTTGCCGTTTCGCCATTCTTAACCCCCTCATTAAAAGAAACCAGCCTGTATTGTCCATAGCTGGTTCTCTCTAACCAACCCTTCTCTCGCAGAGCCGAAATCACATGGTCGGCAGCCTTTTCCGTTCCTTCGAGAAACTTGATGATTTCAGAACGGCTCGTCCTTTTTCGTCCCTGCTGCTCCAGTGTCAAAACCACTTTAGCTTCCTGACGTGATAACGTTCGAGGAGTATGGCAAAGTTTAATCGGTTTGTTCGCTATCAGAGTTTCTCCCATATTTTTCAAATCATCTGGCGACAACCGATACCACTCATGATGCTCATGCTTCTCTGCGAACAACTCGTGTAACCGTGTCTCTTCCCTTGGGGCATTTTCAACATAGGTACAAGCTGCCAACCTTAAAATCACGGGGGAACCAACCTGTAAGTGTTTCAAACGATTCTCAGATGGGTGATTCCGTGAAAACCCAATCTTAAAAAGACCTAACTCATCATTTCCAATGACATACACAAAACCTTTAAGCCGCATATGACCTCCATTAAATATCAATGGAAGTCTAAATCTTTCAATAGCTTAATCCCAAAATCCCCCCGATACAAAGGGTTTCGTGTAGAGGAATCTCACCCGGACTTGTAGACCAGATGGATACTGACCTCAATGGTCGCTCCCCGGTACTGGACAAAGAGAGAAGTAGGGTCGGGGTTCCGGCGCTGCAACTCGGCGCAATCATCCGTATACTGCACCATCCCAATGTTGCTGTGATGGAGGATGTCTCCCACCTTAAGCTCTTCAACTTTAACGGGTTGTCTCATTTTGCCCTCGAAACAAAAGTTAGCCGGTCAGCGGCAATCCACAGGACTTCGTCCGTGGTCAGGTCCCCATACCAGAAAATCCTTAAACCGTCGCCGTCCGCATTCCAGCCCTTGACCAAACCAATAGTGCCATCAGGACGGGAAACTTTGTCACCCCTGCTGAGCAACTTCATTAGTTCAATGGTCATAGTTCTCTCCCACTCTCAGTATACCACGGGAAAAGGAATTTTGAGGGATTTTTTACTTCTTGAGGCGGCGGAGGATTCCCCACACGGCGAGGGCGATGAAACCTCCGGGGATGATGCAGGCGGCACATACGATGAGGGCTTTTTTCATAAACGTAGAAGAGGGTCGGAGTCGGGGGTTTCAGTCGTTGACCGGCTGCGCCCCCGATGCTCCGCCCTCTTCACTTCGCCGGAAACCGCCGAACCTGCTTTGGTGAAGCCCTTTCGGGCCTCTGCATGTTAGAAGGAAGGGTCAGCATACCCGGCTAATTCAAAAAGCATAACCACAATCAGGACTGGAACAGTACTCACCTTCTTGGCAATACCGTAAAGGTGAACCACACCTTGGGCACTTATCGCTTGTACTCGGCGGCGGCAACGGGATAATTTCCGGTGCATCCAGTGCCGCCAAGAGTTCCTGTGCAGCCGCCCATTTGCTGAGCGGTGAAGGCCCATTACAGGCAACATAGGTGGTTGTCAGGGTCTCACCCCGCAGGAGCCACTCGTTTAATTCCACTGTCTTCCGAGCCGCCTCCTGCTCTTCTTCGAGCCACTTCTCAGCCAATTTGCGAAGCTGTTCCTTGGTAATCACAAGTCTCCACTCCCGGCCAGACGCCCTTTGAACCTTTGCCTTTTTCGGGGCGTCTGCCATGAACTCGGAAGCCAGCTTTTCGGTCTCGTACTGGGTTCCGACCTTGGTGCTGAACACCGTGTCGGCGTCCTTCGGCTTGTCTACAAGCTCGCCCCGAGCCTTGGCGTGCAAGTAGAGCAGGTCGTACACGGTTGCCTTGTTGACCTTCGAGAGCGCCTTGCCGATGAGCGCAATCGTGTCTTCATTGTTACGGACATTGATGCTGGCATAGCGGTTGACCGTAATTGCCATGTCGCACCAGATGACCTTCCGCTCCTCAAGGTCAAGGATGAGCGGGATACCTGCCTTCGCTTCCATAGTCAGGTCGGCCTTGTCTTCCACGGTGCGAGGGTCATACACTTCCCCGGACTGAGCTTCCTCCCGGAGCATCCAACCGGCGCAGCACTCGGGAACAGTGGAGAAAAACTGTCCCGTGAAGCTGTTGACGTTCATGACGATGTACCGGTAGCCGTTCGCCATCGCCCGCTTGATGTCAACGTCAATAAACTCGCTGGCACCATTCGGAGCCGAAGTGATGTCTCCCGAGTGACGGGCAAAGTTCTCCCAGAGGTTGTAGTAAGTGATAGCCCCGAGATTGCGCCAGTCAGACGAGTAACCCACGGCGGACAAGTCAATGTCCACCCGGTTGTTCCAACCATCCTTGTCGGCGTTCATGTCGTGCCAGTGGATGAAGAACCGCACGGTATTCTTGTCGTTGAAGCCGAACGGAATGTGGCTTCCCCGGACAAGGGTCCGCATGGTCTTCGAGGCGGCTCGCTGGCTGAACGGCAACAGGTAGTTCTTTAGGTCCGGGTCCAGATACACCTTGCCCAACGACGGAAGCTCACTGAACCGCTTGCGGAGAACACGACGGATGCCACGAGACACCCAACCGGACAGATACTCCGTGCGTCCGTCACCGGCCTTGCCAAATCCCGGCAGAGCGTCGATAGTCATGGCCTTTGCCACGTTTCCCTTGGGGAATACAGTACGCCGTCCCCCTTCGTCACGGTGGTCAAAGTGTGCCATCAACTGCAACAGCACGGGAGTGCCCGCCTTCGGAGCCACAGCCAAGAACTCCAAGAGAGCGTTCTTCTTGGATTCAAGGGTGCGGGCGGTGCGCATGAGATGGTCCAGACGCCGGGCAAACTCTCCCGGACGGTCCCGGAGCAGGTCCGCTGCCTCTACGACATGACCGGCACGTACAGCCTCTTCCACCTTCGACCGGAAGGTCTGCTTGGTGTTGTTGTTGCGGACGGCCTGAATTGCCTGAAATGCCTTCTTGTACTTGTCCCAGTAGTCGCCGGGGTGGAGACGCTCGGAGAGCTTAATCCACCGGCCTTCCCACCGCATGATGTCTTCCTCAAGGTTGCCGCAGTTGTTCAACAGGGCGAGCAGCTTACGCCGCTCAGCACGCTTGAACTTGCGGAACTTGGTCGGCTCGGCGAGGGACACATCACCCCCGGATACCACTACGGCGAGACGCAGTACGTCAGTGGCAGTCTTGAACCACGGCGACAGGTCCACGTCGGTGTCGAAGTACAGGGAGGCCAAGAAAGCAAGATTCTCCTTGTTCGGGATTTCCACGGGCGGGGCGCAGGCAAGCGCCAGGACCGGCACGAGGACCTTAAGGTCGGCCTTGTCGGTTTCGGACAGAGAGGTGTTGGCGGTAGCCAACTGCCGGGCGAGGGTGAACAAATCCTCGTCGCCGCCGAGATTGAGCACACGTAGCTGCACACGCTCGTTGAGCGGGTCCCGCTTGTCCTTGTGATAGCGGGGAAGCCAGATATAGTCCTTCTCCCCGATCACATCAGCGACCCAAACAGTGAAGTAATGGAAGATAGCGTTCAGATATAGCTCCGCCGCATCCATGTCGATGACCTGCTGAGGGAAGTTCGGATACATCGGGTTGTAGCGGTACACTCCCCGAAGCTTCTTGACGATTTCGAGGACGCCGTGGAACACTTCAAGGGCGTTACGCTCCGTGGTGTTGGAGAGCGCCGTGATGACCTTGGGGGCGAAGGTGTAACCGATGTCCTGTAAGTTGCGGTTCATCGTGGCGACGAACGCACGCCCGGCCCGGTTCTTCGTGCTGGCGGGCGGACAAATGACCAGATGCCGGTGACGGATTAGGATATCGTTCTTCTGTACGGTGTTCATGACTACCTCCTACCACAGGAAATAACTGCTCTCTGGTCGTGGACTCGCTGTAAATGGCGAAGCACTCCACAACAAACCTTCTTGGCGCTTAAGGGTCTTTATCCGCCCCATTCCCACTTCTTTTTCAAGCTGCCACTGAACTTTTCGATAACTGGAGCGAAGCCGCTCAACTTCTCCAAGGCCGGGAGCCTCCAACGCCGCCCATTGACCCAAACCACTTAATGTGTTCGTTTCCCGGATGCGGCGAATGTACATGCGCTTCGCCCTAATGTAACTTTTCAGGCGACTCAAAAACTCTGACTCCAAAGGCAGAAGACTCGCCAAGAGGGAATTAACTAGCTTTTCCATTCCCTCTGGCGAGTCCGCCCTGAGTGCGACCTCTTGCTGAATTGAATCAAGCAAACTCATAGAGTTTCTTGAAGTCGCTCTCCGTGAACGCCTTCTCCAAAGCCTTCTGGAGGGACTCGATTTCCTCACGGAGTTTGTTCATGGTGTCCACCTGCTGCTTCGTGAACACGGGGTCTGTGGTGGGCGCACCCGCTGAGTTATACGTCACGGTGCCCTGTTTTTCCGCCTTCTTGAGTTCCTTGTACTTGTCTTCGACCTTGCCGAGGACACTCAGGACGGCGACCTTGCGCTTTTCGATTTCTTCGTCCACCAGCTTATTCACGACAAGGTTGCGAACCTGCGTGCCGGAACCGGCAAGCCTTTCCACAACATCCTTGCGCAGAATGACGCTGGGTGCTGGATTACCTTCTGACATGTGCCTCCCCAATCGTGCTTTAGTTTTTCTTGCAGGAACGGAGCCGGAAATCAGAAGAGCTAGTTTTTCACCATTGAAAGTTAGAAGGAAGCGCTCCCATACCCGGCTACCACTTGTATGATACTGAAAATTCCGAAAACTTAGAGGTGCTTGCGCCTGTCTTTTTTCACTTCCACATTGCGCTTGCGCCTGTCTTTCTTAACCTCAACGTGGGGGGTCGTAATCACAATTGAGTGCTGCCCACGTATCGGGTCAAACCAGAAAACATCCTTGATGAGGTGCCCTTCGAGACCGGACTTGAACTTGCACACGGCGTCCTTCTTGTCCTTAGCCTCAATGATGGTGTAGATGTCGAAGAGCCGCTTGCTGTCCTTAAAGCGTATCCCCCGGAGTTGAGCCAGATACAATCCCCGCTTTTTCAACCCGTGGGTCTTGCTGACCTTCATAAGCACCTCAAAACATCCCGAGGAAAGCGAAGGAGCTAGGGTTTGATTAGGCGTCAAATTTTAGAAGGAAGCGCCTTCATACCCTCGGCGATGCAAAGAATAATACTGAGCTTTAGTGCTTTTCATCGGGATATAGCCGAAGTTTCTTACCGGCCAATACCTCGATTCGTTCCCGATACAAAATCTTGCCGTAGTCATCTTCAATCTGAATGGTGTGCGACCCGGCCTTGAGCCAAAACTTCCGCAAGGTGCCGGTCATTCCGGCGAATCCCCCGTCCACGATAACCCGGTTACCCACCTTGGTGGTTTTTATCTCCACCCTGCCAGCGGCGGCAACCACGATGTAGTTGTTCCCCCACGGGGGAACGCAGTTGATGCCGAAGCACTGCGCCGGGTAAGCCACAGGTCCATAGTAGAAGACGTAGTGCGGGTGACCCCACCAAGCCGAAGCCGGGACACTGACCGCAAGTACCAGTACTAACGCTGCAATAAACTTTGAGAGCTTGTTCATGTGAACCTCCACACCATTAGATACGGGAGACCAAACCACTGTTATCGTCGTTTCGTCGTTTCATTCTTTTCATCATTCTGCGGACCGCCGTCTCGGTGACTCCAAGCTCTATCGCCACGGCGATGTTGTTGGAAGCCTCTACTCGGCGTTTGAGTTCTTCATAGGATGGCCAAAAAGCCTTGCAATTCAACCCAACCCGGTCGTGCCCGGCACAGCTTTTGCATTTTTTAGACGGCTTGCTAACCCTCTTCCCGCAAGCAGAACAATACCGATAGATGTTCACCCCCCTATTATTCCTTCCCGTGAAAGTAGAACTCTGACTGTCGCAGTTAGGGCAAAGTAGACGCAAGTTGCCTATTCGGTTGTCGTTGTTCACACCATTGATATGGTCAAGACGGAGCACTAATGGTCTGCCGTTCCACTCAGGGAGAAGTCCGCACTCAAAGCACTTGTTCTCAAGCAGACCGTCGTGGAGCAACCGGCGTTTAAGTTGGCACCTGCTGTAAGGTGAATTTTCTACTAGAACGGTATCTAATGGTACAGCTTTGCGGTGCCCGCCTGAACCTTTCCTATTTCCTAGACCTCTGGGAATATGGGAAATGTCTAGACCATCTTCTTTGACCCTCCGAAGCACGGTATGGAAGTTCCCGCCGATATTCCTAAGACCGCAACGACTTACCATCTCCCTAATGGTTCTAGATGTGCGGACAATCTCCGTAAATTCCTCAGATGGAATAAACCAGATTCGACTACGTTTTTTTCTCTTTAGACTCATACTAAAGAGATACGAAGTCAAGGTACGAAAAATTATAAATTATTGAAAACTTTGGTTCCAGAGGGAGGACTCGAACCTCCAGTCTCAACGGGTTCAAAGCCCGGCGTGTTACCAATTACACTACTCTGGAATAAAGCTGGATGGGAAGGAGGGACTCGAACCCTCACAAGCATTTACTGTCTCCTGATTCAAAGTCAGGCGTGTTACCAATTACACCACTTCCCAATCTATGTCAAACGCATCAAAAATGGTGCATTTGGAAACTGGAGCCGGGTGCGGGATTTTAACCCACGTGGGATTTCTCCGCCTGCTTACAGGACAGGTGCCATCGTACACTAGGCTAACCCGGCTAACGACCGATACCACCACTTCTACATGCTCTACAAAATCTCTGGACTCCCGAGGGTTGCCACTTATTAAGATTGAACAATCCCTTACCCAGAAACTTTTTATGTCCATAGCACCATGCTTCTCCTTCTGGTGCTGTGTTTACATGATTAATTCTAGCTCTTTCTAGTTGTTCTCTTAACTTGGGAATATTCCTTCGTGCCGCCCTAATGTTGCATGACTTGTGAGAAAAGGCAATGTTACCTAAATCCCAAAACAGGTCAGGCGACATATCCAGCCAAGGTTTCTTGTGTTCAATAGAGAACTGAGCGGCGTTCTCAATCTTTTTGCCACATTGAAAGCAGCTATCCAAATTAAGTTGCTTCGCCATATGGAAAAGTAGTTGCTTCAACAACCTTCCACTTGCTGTTCCAAAAGGCATCCCCAACTGATTTCTTACCTTATAGTGGTCCATACTCCACCCCCAATAAAGGTGGAGATAGTTGAGAATTTGGGAATTACAGTTGTCTCCATTCTAAAAAAATACTCAATAAAACTTGGAGCCCAAGGTCAGAATCGAACTGACGACCCCTCCCTTACCAAGGGAATGCTCTACCACTGAGCTACGAGGGCTAAAAATGGAGCCGATGAGCGGCCCTGACCCGCTGACCTCTCGCTTACGAGGCGAGTGCTCTGCCACCTGAGCTACATCGGCATAGGGACGCCCCGAGGGCGACCCCAACTCCTCCCACTATGGTGGGTGAGCTAAAAACTTGGTCCAGTCGGGAAGAGTCGAACTTCCGTTGTGCGATTATCAGTCGCAAGTTCTACCGTTGAACTAAGACTGGTCTTCAAATTTCCGTGTCTTACAAGCGCACGGAACTTCCCGGAACAAGACTGGTTGCAAAACTTCAACTTTCCTTCTTCGTGAGGACGGTCTTTTAGCTCTTGATGGCAGAATCCGCACTCTGCTAGTTTACACGCCTCGGCTGTCATTCCACCATGTCGCTCCAAAAGTGCCTTACAGCGACGATAGTTTAAGGCATTGCGATTCTTCCCAAGAGACTCCAAGGCTGCGCCAATGCTACGAGTCTCAAGTAGAGCTACTAAAAGCCGCTCATCAGTTATTTCGTAATCGCCTTTCCTATGACCCCTTCCCCTTCCTTTACCACAGTATGTCGGCGTCTGGCTGTGGCAATTAGGGCATAGACCTCGAAGGTTCTCACGCTGATTATTTTGCGTATCCCCGTCAGCATGGTCAACCTGCAACGTCAGAGGAGTTCCCATCCACTCCTTAATTCCACAACGAGAGCAAGCCTTGTCTTGCTCAACGATAACCCGTTTCTTCTTGCTCTCAACGGTCAAGGAATCAAAATCCGCTTCCAACAACTGTCTAAGCTTGGTTTGGCTTGAGCGCCGACCCGCTCTTTCCCTGGCCTCCTGACTTACCTTATGACCATAAAGCTTAAGGGATATTTTTTTGTTCTTCTCCTTCCGATTCTGTGTTGAAACAAAATTTCTAGCACAAAACTCGGAACAGAACCGCCCTGACCCATACGACCCATCATGCTCTTTCTTGCACTTCTCGTTCTCACATTGAACCACCATTATAGTATGCTCCTATAATAGTGGTTCAAAAGTCCAATCTTTGGTGCGCCCGGAAGGACTCAAACCTTCGTGACTCCCCTATCGAGGGAGCATATTCGTCGCTATATGACAGGCGCACAATCTTAACCTAATATCCTCTTAATCTCTTCCTCAACTCTCTCCCGGAACAACGCAAAGTGCTGCACAAATCCAAGCGGTGGATCACAAGATCCGGGGAAGATATCCACTCCCTCGGGGACCCTGTCGTAGTCCCGCTCATGCGGAACCTTTCCCATATCCCGGACGATGTGAACAATAGCCGCTTTGGCTCCCTCCGGGCCGAACAACTTCTGCGCCTCTCTCACTCCATGCAGGTTATGGCGCATCCTGCGGTGCCGGGGGCCGAACTTCCAGAACAATCCATCGACCCACAGGTTGACATCCTCATGCTTATTGCCGAGGATGATTTGACAGTCCATGCAATGCTGCTGGAACTTCGCCATAGAACCCCCATAAAACACGAAAGCCGCCAGAAAGAATGGCGGCTGCTGAGTCTCGGCTTGGTCTTTGTTATGCCAAGCAGGCTCCGCCGCCTGAACTAATCGTAGTTTGCGTTTGTGTGTGCGGCATGGTGATAGTCAACATTGCGCTTCTCTTTGAATGTCCGGGGCGGTCGCCTAGCGTCCACCCCGGATGGGTATATCTGCTGTAATTCGCCGGGACCTTGTCCGAGTCCGCTTCGGGGTCTAACCTAACGGGAGGCCCTTTTAAGACCAGCCATTTTTCTGGGACAAGAAGGTTCCCGGTTAGGAGTAGAGCCGTAGCTCCCTCCTTCTATATAATACCACCGGTAGTCGGTTTTTTGCAGTTATTTCTTTCCAAGAGGCACAAAACCCGACATAGCTTTCTCGAAAAGACCCTTACTGACTTCCGCCACAGCGGCTACGGGGTCAGCCAGTTTCGGGTAAAAAATGCCCTTAGCATGATTGCACCCCATGATGAAACCCCGCACCAAAATGCTGTTAACCACCATATAATCCATGGAGGTAGGGTTGCAAAAGTACTCGTCAGTGAGTTTCTCCGACTCCTCTTTCAATTCTTTCGTGAGGTCATCCATAGTATCCTCCACCTACAGTATACCACGTTACGGACGATTTGGAAGGTAAAATTCTAAACTTTAATTTCTTCTCGCATCTGACGGATAAGTTTTCCAATTCGCAGCCACTCCTCGTAGGTGAAGTGGTCGAGCTTAGCTTTATTACAACGGGTACAACTTACTACCAAGTTATTTTTGGAATATCCAAGCGATGAATCCTTACGGTCAAGGTTTGTCGGTCCTTTCTTACCGACATTCCACTTCGTCCAAGAAACCATGTCCCCACAATAATGGCAGTTGGATACAACGGTATAAGAAATAAAATCAGCATATGAAAGGTCAAAAGGTACACTGCGTTTAGCTGCACTCTGACGCACCCTGTTATAAAGAGACTCGAATGGTTGTTTACGGCTTGAAAACCCACGGAAGCATCCACAACTTCTAACTCCATGTATCATCAGCAAGCTTGTTGACTTAACAACCTTGACTTTACCACAACCACAACGGCATTCCCATTTGGGGGGCTGACGACTGACCATCCTAAGTGCTATAAGTTTCCCGAAAACCCGCCCGGTTAGGTCTTTAGGGAGTACCTTCATTCCTAAATTACATCCACAACTCCTTGTTCGCTTGCCACGAAGGCTACCTGTTTGTATTATTTTTGTGGTTCCGCAATCACAGAGGCATAACCATCTTGTTTTTCCATATAAATTCTCAGCTTTAGATTTAACAACCAACTTTCCAAACCTTACTCCTACCAAATCAACTGGTCTTCCCATAGTGTAAAACCCCCATAAGAAGATGTGCGTAGTTATCTTTTTGTATATTCTTTACAATCTTGGCATTTGGAGCACTCAGCATGATACTGGAATCCATTTTCATCTATAGCTCTGCGATGTTCACTCGAATCACAGCCACAAATGCATTTGTAGCTGTCATCCACCTCGCCAATGATACGTTTAGCCGGTTCGTCATAAGGAAGAACATCCACTCCCTGACAGATGAACTTGCCCATGGGAGTGCTGAATACATCGCCCTCCCGGAGGTTGTCGTTGGTTTGGAACTCAGCGTAAAGCTCTCGATAAAGCTGTTCAGCCAGTTCCAGCCCCTTGACTTCGTTGTGAACGTTCAGCCACGTGTTGGGGGTAGGAACAACAGGAGCATCCTTAATTCCCTCGGAAAGCTCCTCGCCGGGTAGACCCATGACATACCAGAAGCCTTCCTTATCCTTCTTCACGGGGTATTCTCTCGGGGCGGACCCAGCAGCGGCTTCTTTCAGTTCGGGGATTGACATGTATTCCGGGTGGCGAACCAAAGCGGCGGATTTCAAGAAAGACGACTTAAAGTTAAAGGTGGGCATATTCTCCTCACTAAGGAGTTGGGTATCCATTGTAGTAGAGGTCTTTAGCATCCCACTCCCACAAACAAAGCGCTCCCTTGGCTTCCACCGGCTCAATCATTTGGGGATGAGCTAGCCGGAAGCAATACCTGCCCTTGGACCAGTCTCCAAGGCTGTACTGCACGTAATCCAGCGCCGGGGCGACCTCCGCTACCGGTTGGCAAGTCTCCACGTCCACAGTGCCAATGATACAGCCGAGGCGGAGCATATCCGGGTCCACGTCGTGCATGGCAAAGCGAGTCAGAAATGGGTCTATGAAACACCCATCGGAGTCAAGAAAATCCTTGAAGTGGTGCGCCGAGGCGTGAATGCCAACAGTCTGCCCCACAATCTTGCGGTTGGGTCGGCTACGGGTTTCCCATTTCTTCTCCCCGAGGACCACCAGACTTGCCCATGGTTCCCGGAGCGTCCAGACTTTCATGCCATCCTATCTTTCCGGCAGGGAAAGCCGCCTCATCCTGTCCGGGGGTCTCGTCGTAGGGCATCCCCCGCAGTTCATCCTCAATCTCAGATTCAACCGGAGCGACGGGGATATCCGGGAATACCACGTCGGGCGTCGGGTCCTTATACCCGTACATATCGCTCGCTGACCGCATACTGTGACCGTTGGGGTAACGCACGTGGTAGGGCGGTATCCGACTCTCCACAGGCGGGGTTTTCACCGGCTTTTTCAAATCTCGTGCCTGCCGGTCAAGGGACAGGAGAAGGTTGTTTACGGACTTGCTATCCGTGGCCTTAACGTCCCCCCGGTTCACGATGAGCACCGGCTTTTTGAACACGAATGCCATGCCAATATCAAACACGCTTCCTTGGCTATCGGCATCGTACCAGATGTGGACTTCGTCGCTGTGCTCCATGGCAAAGCGATTGTCCTCACAAATCTTAAGGGTATCTTGGGTCTGCAATGTGTCACGGGCAGGCCAGTGTACAGTGTTGCCCTCCGCCTTCTCTTGGAAAGCAACATACTTCGCTATCATTTCGGTCTGCTCGGGACTCGCATAACGCACAGGACAAATCAGGAAGATTCGCATGGTTTCTCCTTCTCCAAAGTTCTTTCCACATACAAGCACCAACCGCAAAACAGGAGGGCTAAACCACAAAAATCCCACCACGCCGGACCCATTTCGGTGATGCTGTTAAACCAAATAGTCACGTCGATATACCAGAAGCTAAGCACCGTTGCCGTCATCACCACGGTCCGCTCGAAACGAAATAGCGGGGAATCCTTCATGCATCTCCTTTTGCTCCTTAGTCCAGTGCTCACAGAACTCGGCAAGGTCCCAAAGGCAACTGGCGGCAAAAGTGGTGCCTGTCTCGGGATTAAAATTGTACTGCCGCCATGAGGCATAGTACTCCACAGTGCCGAGATAGTTCTCATGCTGCTGAGAAGAGAAAACTCCAAAGATTCCCGTCTTCCCACTGGGACTAGGTCCGAGATAAGAGAATTTCAGGTGTTTACCGGTAGCGGTCCAATCGGTTGCAAATTTGAGTGCCATATTCTTCTCCTAATTATATTACCAATTTTTGTCCTCTTTTACTCATTTTGATTAGATAATTTGGGTCAGACCACAACTCCTTTGAAAGCTTACTCATGCTAGCACGATATTCCGGGTCAGTCCATCGCTTTTTAGCCGCCTCCGACCTTCTAATTTGTTCTTCCGGTTTAGATAGAGCCTCACTGATTTTTTTACCCCTCTTTGCAAGTCGTTCGGAATCAGACCAGATTTCTTTCCCAATTTTACTTTTTTTAGTTACGACTTCTACTCTAATCTGTGATTTTTTTTGAATTTCAGATAGTTTATCCTTAAACTCAGGGTTAGACCACCTTCTCTTAGCAATTTCCGCTTGTTTAGAGCGTTCTTCATCAGCCCATCCCCTTTTCATGGCTTCTGATTGTCTGATACGAAATTCAGAATCTTCCCACATTTTCTTACTATGGATAGATATTTTTTGACGAGTTTCTTTGGAACATGGCCCCGTGAATCCTTCTCCTCCTCGGCAAATGTTATAACCATATTCAGGGTCTTGGGCTTTTAGAAACTTGATGAAATCTCGTTCGGTCTCGTCAAGTTCTCCTCGGGTTTGAATGTCAGAACGAAGGGCATGAATAGACCATAGGGTAGCTTGTGGGTACTTCCGCATGGCATTAAAAAGGTGGGATTTTCCGTTTTTTTGATGCCTTGCACCAGACAGTTTCGTTTGAAGATACTTTTTAAGGTTATTTCCCTTATGCTGACCGACATAATATTTGCCGGTCTTATGGTTAACGATGAGATATATGAACATGAACTTTTTCCTTATAGATACTTTAAAAAGTTCATTTTTCCAGTCGTCAACTGATTTTAATCCGATAATCCGGTGTCTGGTTCTCCACCGGACAGAAATCTTGGAAGATGGGGATGTGCAGGCGGAAGTTCCCCTTGAAGGTCAACCACCAACCCTTGAGGGGGTCATAGCCGCTGGCAAGCAGAATCATAGGACCGGCAGACTCGGGCGGCTCGGCCTCGGGGACGGCGATAACGTAGGTGCGGGCGAGATAGTAAGAGGGATTGTAGGGAACATTGACGAACTGTCCCCACCCCCGGCGCTTGCCTACGAACTGATTGAGGAATAGGTTAAACTGGGCGATGACCGAAAGGGAGCCGATGTCCACGGTTCCCACCCCCCATGGGGAGCCGGTCGCCATGAGAATCTGTTGTCCCCAAAAAGTGGTGGTCTGAACATTCATCTGGACACGTTGCGTAGAGAGAACGACACGATAGCCGGTGTCAACTACGCCATCCGACAACTCCTGCCATTCTCCCAACTGCACCGCTAAGATGTTCCCCATGAATCTCCTACCAACTTGACCAAATCGTGTCCGGGGTCTCCATCAGCTTCTCCAACTCGGCACGGTTCCGGTGCTCGTCGCACAGCATCCAAATGTGGCAATCCACTTCTACAAACCTGCTGGTCCAAGCCTTGCACACATCGCACTTTCTCTGTGTCCCGCTATCCTCGCCCTCACGGTACTTGTGGTCAAGCAGGTATTGCTTGTAGCACTCGCCTGCTTCCTCCTTCGTAGCGTGCCCATCGGTGTGATACTTCTCTTTGAACTTCCCATACCGGAGGTTATAGCGCTCCACCTCTCCGTCGCTGAACACTGACCCTTTCTTGAATTCCTCATACGGACGACAATAACCCCACGGGTGACCATTACAGGTGAAGTCCCATCTGCCGTCTGTTCGCTGTCGTGCCGTATAGTAGTTCATGCTGGCTCCTGTATAAGGAACCGAAAGGGGATAAACTCAATGGGGTTATTTTCCCGTTTCCTGATATTGTTGCCCATCACGGCAACCGTAAACTCCCAACCAGCATCTTGGCAAGCCCGACCTTTACGGATAATGAGGTCCAAGTCACGCTCAAACCACTTCCTTGCCTTGACCTCCACAATTGAATTGTGGGTAGGGAGAACCAAATCTGGGTGGTAGCGGCGTCTCCTTCCAGCCTTGTCCGTGTACCAGAACGATGGCTTGTTACGCCACTGGAAGTCCTGTTCTTTGTAGCCATCATTAAGCATATGGGTAACCACATATGGCTCATAGCCTTGGAGGAACACGATTGCCCCGGAGGGAAGGACGAAGACCTTGTGCTTGAAGCAGGAATCCACATTGCGCTGGAAAACATCGGGGTCTTGGATAGGCCAGTCAGTACCATATTTAGCTTGACTTGTCATATTTCTCTTCTTCAAGTCCCCACCAAATGTCCCATTTTCCATTCGTGTGGCATTGGCCTTTTCTAACACGCCGGGAATTTGGCTAATGTGGGTCACCCCGTGACGGGTCTGTAGGGTTTTTTTATACTTATTTTGAACCTTGACAGACCGCATTACCTGTTCAGCTTTGTAGCGTTTCAAGTTGGTCTTACGACGTTTGGCATCGACAGCGGGGTTCTTGGTGGGCACTGGGACACCATAGTGCTCCATCATAGTGGCAGTATATTTCGCTCGTCCCTTTTCAATCATAGCAGGACACCCCTGCCATAGACGGGAGCATGTCCAACGTGGTTTATAGGATTTATCAGAGTAAAACTTAGCTGGCTGGCCACAACCCCAAGCACACTTTTCGGTTTTTGAAGAAATCTCTAGTTCAATCATAACTTTCACCTCGTATACTAAATACTGTGAAAGTCATCATCTTGTAGTTTACTAAAGGACTTACCAAAAACTAAGATAAGTCCTTTAGAATCAACTAAAAGGAAAAAATCCAACTGAAGATTATATCTATTCCGGGAGGTAACAAAAGTGGAGGAAGTGTCTTATAGTTCAGAAGTATGACCGTCTGCTGCGATGCTTGAACTGTGGCATAGGAGGACGGATTGCCATTGAAGTACGGAGCGGTCAACATGGTGTAGCTGCCCATGTTGGCGATACCGCCGCCGATGAGGCCCATTTCCCGGATGCCTTGGTTGATGTTGTTGGTCGTGCTGTTTACCGTGGTCTGAAACTCCACGTTGGTGGTCAGCACCGCCTGCGGGTTCCAGTTACCGCTGCTGTCCTGAGTAACGAAGTTCACCCGGCTCAACTGCACACGGGCGAGCGGCTGGATGAGTTCCACCTGAGTGGCCGTTTCCACGGGTTGGGTAGTTGGTGCCCACGTGGGACTGCCAGCGCCCAATGCCAACCCCCAGACGCCCCATGCCGGTTCCGTAGCAGCGATGCTGACCGGCTGAGTCTGCGGCGGGGAGAGGTTCAGGGGAGAAGCACACGCCATGAACTGGGCAAAGAGCCAACTGGAGATGGACGTGATGATATTGTGCTCGGAGTAAAGGACCTCTCCGGTGTCCGGGCGGTAGACAGTGATGTTCCCCTTCTTTATCGGAGGAGGAACTTTCTCCCCCCACTTTCCCCGTGCAGCGGCATTAAGCTGTGCCGCCTGCTCCCGGAGCTTTACCAGTGCCGGACTCTCTAACCTTGCTTGGTTTTCCATCGCCTTTTCCCTTCTTGGGGGCTGCCTTCGCACAAATCTGCTCGATAAGCTTCCCCGAATTCTTGAACAGAGCTATAACCCCACTATGAAACTCATGTGGACTTTTTGTCATGTATTCCCGGACCTGCGGGAGAGTGAACCACTCCAGCCCTTCGGTCTCCCATACGGCATCACTTTGAGGGTGGAAGTCAAATTCCTGCGCAGTCTCGCCGATGAAGTTAAAGTAACGAAATGTCCCACTTTGGAACACAAAGGCCGGGTGGAGAGTCATGCTGCCGCTATACCCCGTCTCCTCTCGAAGTTCCTTCTGTGCGCTCTCGCCGGGCTGCATATTCTCTTGGATGGCTCCGCCGATAGTTCCCCAGCATGAACCCTGTTGGACCTCGGGAGACCGCCATGCAAAGCAAATACGACCCGTTGTAGTGCAGACCGGGAGAATTCCCGAGGCTCCGCCGCCATCACCGGCCCAGAAGCCCTGTTCGTCGTAATAGTCGGCCCTGACCGCCTTTGCCAAGGGCATAGGCTCGGAGCCGGGTTCGGTAACTACGAGATTTGGTTTCTCTCCCGGACTACCAAGCTCCGGGTGTTGGGCATAGTATTCATCCTGTTTGCCCGTCCCCCACGCTCGCATCTCATCGACCCGGAGGAAACGCCCCATTTTTTTCCTTCGTTCATCCGTGGCATCCTGATTCCATTTGATTTTAGCCGCTACCGCCTCGGGGGTTACTTCCGTGGTATCCAAAACGAGAGTTGACTTGGTAGCGGCGTTATCGAAATAAACTATGAAACCGCCCACGCCGTTATCTCCAATGCCCTTCCATACGCCTCCACCGGCCCTTACAGCGTCTTTATAGGCTTGGTTGGGGTCATCTCCCTTCTTTTTGTACTGCATTTTCAAAAGCTCATTGTGGAATCCCGGCCCCAGTGTTAATGTGCCCTTGGGCTGCCCCATGTTATCGTAGACCACGAGATACAGGGGGAACGGCTGGCTCTTGATGCTCTGGAAGCGATAGCGCCGGATAGCCTTGAGAACATCGTTCTTGGAGGGGTTGACCGGACGCTTGGGGACAATCTCCACCCGGCGCTGCCGGGGGCTGCGGTCTACCTTCTTACCTGCTGTCACCACATACCGCTGAGTCTCATTGATAAAGTCCGCAGGGATTTGAAATTCTCCCCGCACGGAGCCAATACTGGGGTCCTTCTCCCGATTCTCCGGGTGGTCATTAGCGACCAAATCCTTGTAGCAGGCTAGCGTGAGGGCGTAAATTTTGGCGATGACTTCTTTCTTGTAGCCCACCGATATCATGAAGGCGGTCATCTCATCCAGCATGACCCCCAGTGCCTCGCTGGCGACCTGCTGGAAAGCTTGGGTCTCCTCGGGTATGGGGAACTTGATGGAGAACGTGGTAAACTTGGGAATTCCCAAATCGAGGACGATGGAGGCAGTAGGAGACAAACCTGTGTGCATCGCTGAGACCTCCAGCGTAGCGAACGTCGGCGAAATGTAAGCTGTCTTATTCATCTGTTTAAGCGACAGGTAGTTCCCGCTTCTCCCGAAGCCAAGAAGCTTCAAAGGCTTCCATGACCCGCTCATGCCGGTCACTCTTGAGTATATTCCTTAACTCCTCCAACATGTCCTCAGTGATTACCGTATTTTCCACGTTAACTGGTTTATCGTCAACCCTATTGTCGTACATTGAACCCATCTCCTTCTAACTCTCATTGAAAATATTTAATATATCACCTTTGCACTCCCACACTGTGTTCTCCCTCGGAGCGAGCAGACCCATGGGGTTGTTGACATTCCAGTTGGCAACCTCTCCCGTGGGGGTGAATACGCCGCCAGCAACCCAACCAATTTGAATCCACTGACCGGGGTCCACAAGATAGTTGGTCCCGAGGCACTCCCACGTCACGGCGGTCGGCGGGCTGGTCGTACCATCGGTCACCGTTCCCCCCTGCGTGGTGGAGAAGGCCGGGGCGGTCATCCCACTAACTCCCCCTACTATAGCAATCTGGAGATTACCGTTTGGGTCGATGATGAACTGACCGGTATAATAGGTGGTCAGCGCCGTCCATGGGGCGATACCCACCGTATACATGCCGAAAGTGTTCCTGTAGTATGCTTGCCACACCGCAGGGGAGGGCAACAGCTTCCAATAAGCGTTGCTCGTACCAATGGTTGGCGGCTGATTGGTGTTGCGCTTAAGTGCCCGGTACATTTGGTAGCTTGGAATGGGAGGACTGGAGGTAGAGTACTGAACCAAGGCCCCCCGAGCATAAGTCATTCCACTGTTCCATTCAGCCGGGAGCAAAGTTGGCGGGGAGGTGGGGGCATAGTAGAGCGCCTGCCAATCCGCCTGAGATAGTGTCGGGGTCAAGTGCCTGCCGTATGCCGCCAAGGTGGTCTTGGGATGCTTGGGGTCAAACAGGGGCGCTACCCACAGCATCGGACCGAGCGGAGGATTTTCCACCTGTAGGATGATGATACGCAGGATATCGTTGATGTTGAGGCTGACGTTCTCCGCTTCGGTGAATACCGTGGTGAACTCCAATCCCACATGGGCGGGCTTGGCTAGGTCGATAGCCCCGTAAAGATTCTGGACAATCTCCTGCAATTGGGTAAGACTGAGGACGTTGTTTAGGGGGTTGTTTCCCCCCACGTTCACCGATACCTGAATGGCATTGCGGTCGGACTGGTCGTAAACTCCCTGCCCGATGAGCTTGTAAAGCTCCACCACCTGCACGGTCTTTCCCGTGTAAGCATAAATGACGGCGGCAATAGCAGCAGTGGTTGCCCCCATGCCATAGGCATTGATGAGGTCTACCAACATGTCCCGGTAGCCCACGGGATTATCCAAGGCCCCGAACCCGGTGAAATCTCCCTTGTCATATTGAGCCGGATATGGGTAAGCGCTCTTGATTTGAAGGGGGGCGGCGTCCCGGCGCTTGATGTCGGGAGGAGTGAGGTATTGCGGTTGAATTCCGAGAATGTCATATTGATAATCATATTCGAGCTTGGCAAGTTCTTGTGCTATCACCCGAAGGAGATATCCCCACTGCGGCTGGTCATTCCTCGGAAGATAGTAATTAGCGGTTGCCTGCAACAGACCGAGCAGACGAGCATCCTCGAACAAGAGGAGTGATTCCCTCGGTAGCAGGTAGAGAAGGTCGGGATTGTTATTGGTCGCCATACTAGGCAGCCTTAACTACTATAGCCTTGGGTTCCTTTAATGGGGAGGAATAACGATGCTCACCCCACCATTGTTTTTTAGCTATTCCTATACGAGAGTTTTTTTGTTGACGAATAAGCTCATTGAGCTTAGCATCGTCGGAATAACCCGAGATTTTCCAAAGTCTGCTGGCTGTCATATAGGAAAATCCTAGTTGCTTGCTAATTTCTCTAAAAGTGCATCCCTTAATTCTAAGATTAATAACGTCGCCTATACGCCCCCAATACTTCTTTTTAGCTTCGGCGGCGTTATACCGATGAGTTTCAATCTTTGGTTTGCCTTTGAGTTTGAAGCTAATCGAAAGTTTATGTTCCATAGAAGGTACAAAACCGTCATGTCCATCTCCACCCCCAGTTATGTTATATCCAAAAATAGGATTATTAGATTGATATTTCCCTATGAAATATCTTTCTTGAGCGTTGAGGTCTTGTTTAGATGCCACAAACCCGGATAACAAGCATACTTCAAACGCCGTTTCTCCATACGCTCGAATAGCTCTATGAAAGTGGGTCTGGCTTCCTCTCTTTGCTTCTTGCTTATGCCTTGACCATCTTTTTGACGGGGTATTTCCCGAAGCCTTTCCGATATAAACTTTTTGATTTACTAAACATCGTACCAAGTATATAATCATACCTAAGTTCCTGATGTTAAATAATTTATAGTTACTCTCCCAGCAGAAAAATATTCCGTAGCACTCAATGTTATATCTTTAGCACTACTCTCACCCTCTACAACATATGTGACAAAGTAAGACTTCAAAGAGGGGGAGGTGGTATCCGCAGGGATGGTGATGATGACCTTTTGAGCATAGGCACTTTGATATTGCGCAGCAAGACCGGGGTCGTTGGTACCGATGATGTAGAAAGAGCCATTCTGTGACGAAACCAAGGGCGTGGCAGCGGTAGACAGGAAGTTGCTTATTGAAGAGGTACGGGCGTAAGCCTGACCCTCATAGAGCAATCCCACAAACGCTTCGGCAGGTCCGCCACTGGGCACCGTGCTATCCGGTAAAATGGGAACGGTAGTGATGAAACTGTGGGCGGGCACCGCTTGTCCGCTAAAGGCCGGGTCATTCGTCAGAGGAGTCCACAGCGTGCCCGTGGGAATAACAAAGCCGATATCGTAAGAACCATCCGACTTGGCGCACTTGATGAGTGGGATTCCCACCGACTTGACGCCACTTATCGCCTGCACCAATGAAACGATGATGGACTGATACAGAGTTCCCGTAGCGCTGTCCAACGCTT